AAATTTATTGAGTGGTATAACGTATGACACCAAAATACACGCAAATAAAATTTTTAACAAACAATTAAAACAAACACACAAATTAAGTTCTGGTTATTATAAAGAATGGACAAACACTTGGTTTGAGCAATTACTTGCTTCGGAAAGTGTATGGATGATTAGAGATAAATTTACGAATCCAAGCACAAAAGAAGTTGTACCAGTTAATGTTAAATCTAGTTCTTTGACACACAAAACAACTGTCAATGATAAACTAATACATTACGAAATAGAATTTGAGGAAGCATTTGATTATATAAACAATGTTAGGTAATGCAAAAATTACAATTATTTATAGGTACAGAACGAGTAGATTTATTTAATGACGAAAGTGTATCAATAACACAAACAATACAAAATGTCAAAGACATAGCAAAAATATTTACAGAATTTACGCAATCATTTACCGTACCTGCAAGCAAAACCAATAATAAAATATTTAAACATTATTACAACTACGATATAGCAGTAAATGCTTTTGACGCAAGAAATAAAACAAGTGCCGAAATACAATTAAATAATATACCATTTAAAAAAGGGTTTATAAAACTAGAGGGTGTTAAATTACAAAATGAAAAAGCATATGCTTATAAAATAACCTTTTTTGGTAATACTGTTAATTTAAAAGATGTTTTAGGAGACAGCGAACTAGCAGACCTAACAAAACTTGGTGATTACGATACTAATTATAGTTATTCTAGTATAAGTAGTGCCATAAATGCAGGATTAAGTAATTTATGCGTACCATTAATTACACATACAAGACAATTATATTATAATACAGGAAGTGCAACCTTTGGTGCTGGTAATTTATATTGGACAGGCAGTCCTAGTGGATTTTCAGGCGACAATGGAGTTTTTTGGTCTGATTTAAAATATGCTTTGCGTGTAGAAAGGATTATTGATGCAATAACATCACAATTTTCAAGTATTAGTTTTTCTAATGATTTT